TTTCTGAAGAGTCCGCCATATCAACAATTGTGTAGTTATATACTACACTTGCTGAAGAAACATCAAGTGTAACACTTAAGTCATATGGCGGAACTCTCAAAATTTGCATTTAGCGACCAAACTCCTTAGCAACTTCTTCTGGTGTTGCCAATCTAATGTGATCACGAGTTACCCACTTATCGGCTTCTTCTTGGGTTACAATGTTGTACCCACGATTTACCTTGCCAACTCCACTCCAACTAACATTTCTAGATGAATAGATGGCTACAGTCTTCAAAGCCTTCTTTTTACTTGGGACTGGCGCTGGAGCCTTTGCCAAGCGTGGTGTTTCTGCAACTCCAATTACTCCATTAGCAACAGAGCCAATACCCTGAACTGTATCAGAGTTTGATCTGCCGAAGTTAGAAGTTGTAATAGCATCTGTAGACTCTTCAGCCTCAGTGACTGAAGCATTAATATTATTTTCTACTGCCACCTCTTCAACCTTAGTTTCTGGCATAGGAGCCTCAACTACTGCTTCTTCAACAACTGGTGCTTCGATTGGTGCTTCTGGAGCAACTGAATGCTCTACGGATGTTTCATTATCAAAATTATTTTCTTCCATTATTTAACCTCCTATGTGAACTATTATAACAGAATACTAAAGATAAGAGGGGGAGGAGATCAAACCCCTACCCCCTCTCAAAGGTTACTGATTACAGATTATACATCTGCAGCAGCATCTGCCCACGCAATTGCGTCTTCTTCTTCCCATTGAATACCGAAGCGAACGAACACAGTATATTCAATTGTGTCCTTCTTAGCAACATATTCACGGTTGACGACGATATCACGCTGGAAGCCCCATACACGGTTCTGTGGGAATGTCAAATCGACATATCCTTCAGGGTAGTAAGGTACTTCTTGGACATCAATTCCGAGAACACGAGTTGTACGTGCTCCACCGAATGTCTGGCCAGCACCGTCTAAATAAGACTGGGTGTTGGCTGCTGTGTTACCATTCTTACCAAGTGCCTCAGCGATTGCATCAGACAATGTACCATTATTCTTAACGATACCTGCGAATGCATCTGTACCTGCGTAGAACTTAAGATTGTTCTTAAGTGCACGGTACTTACGTGGCATAGCAAGGATGATTTCCTGCATCTTTTCTGGAGTCCATGCGTTATCAGCAACGGTAATTGCTGCTTCATGTGAATCTCCATTATCCTTATGCTTCTTGATGAAGCCAGGCATAATTGAAAGGAATGGCGCTGTTGTGCCATCACCATTAATAGCAAGATCTTCAATGTCATTTGCGAATGCATTTGTCATCAAGCGAACGAGATGATCTTCTAATGCACCACCCTCGACATTGTCTTCTAGTGCTTCAGCAGAAACTTCCCAATCAAGACGAATTTTCTTGGTTGTAAGTTCTACCTTTGAGAATGTAGCACCAGTGTTTGTGTAGTTACCAACTGCTTGAGCAGCAGCACGAATAACACGCTCACCAACGTTAATCTTCTCTAATTCCATACTGTTTGCTCTCATGGTCACACGACGACCATCTTGAGCAAGAATGGTTGCATCCCAAACATAATCGATAAAACGACGTGCCTGTTCAGGACGTAAAATTCCGCTTGCAGCATCACCCGAAGGATTTACGGCATTAGGACCAGTGGTTACTCCAAAGTTAGCGTTTGGGATGTTACCAAGTGTATCTGCACCTGGATCTGTTACACCACCAACACCACCTGAAGCAAAAGCGCCTTGACCTTGATAAAGACCTGGTGCTGTTCCGCCTAGTTCGCCAGTTTCTCCTGGCTGATTTTTCTTAATCTCTTCCGACATATTGTCACCTCCTAAGTGATTACTTAATTAAATAAGTCGGCTGTTTTGAGGAAACGTCCGCCCCATAGGGATTTTTCAACCATTTCTGGTTGCTCCTGTACGATCTCGCCTAGATCGCCAGACTTTCGGAAAGCGGTGTCTGCTTCTACTGCGTCTACTCGCTTACCAAACTTTTCAACTTGTTCAACCGTTGCAGCAATATCTTTGGCGACTGCATCAAGTGAACTCTTTACTGCTGCTGTATCAACCTTTGAAGACTTAAGCATTTCTACTTCTGCCTGCAAAGACTTTACAGTTTCAACTAAATCGCTAAAGGCTGATGTAATTGTGTTTCTGATTTCTGCAATTGATTCAACAATTGCTTCATCTGATTTAGATACTTCTGTAGTGACTTCTGCTGCTGATGCCTCAACTAATTCCTCAGTCTTGACAACTTCTTCTGTTGTGGTCTCTTCAGACTTTTCAACAGTCTCTTCAGCCACTGGAGTCTCTTCAGACTTTTCAGTAACCTCGGCAACAGGAGTTTCAACTACTGCATCTGCCTCTGGAGCGACTTCTTCTGACTTTGCAACTTCGACTTCTTCAGTCTTTGTTTTCTTTGCCATAGGATTATCCTCCTTGTTAATCTTAGCATCAATGCCTTTAGCACTATCTACTAAGAATTTGACTATATCCATTTTTTCGTTGTCTTCTTTTTCAACGAAACCTATATTCTTCATTTGATTTCCAGTAGTTGGGCTAACCGCTGTCTCTTCGTCTGATACCATAACCAAACCAGACTCTTCATCATAAAAAACATTTTCTAATGCAACATCTTGACCTTTGACAACATCTACTCCATCAACTTTCTCTACCTGCATAATATTTGCAAACTGATTTGCTGGGGAATCAACAAGAGATAATTCTACAAGGTCGTAATCCTTAATAATTCTAATTGTAGAATCTGACTTCTCGTCATAACCATCGTCCCACTTATTCATACGCCCACCGATAGAGAATCCTGTCAGTGTGCCGTCCAAAACCTTTTCCCATGTATCCTGTGCACCTTTTGAAACATATGCAGATACAAAAACTCCAGAATAAAACTTTTTAGATTCTGGATCAAAATATCTATCTTCTTTAAAATTAACCATTTTACCAACAGCAAGTGGCTGGTGCATTTCACGAATGTTTCCACGAAACTTTGAAAATGCCTTTATTGATGCCTCTGCTGTAACAATATCACCTTGCTTATCAATGTTATCAAGGGATGCAAAACCTGAGACGATGCGTCTTTCCTTGTCTACCTTCGCAAATGGAAGGGAAAGTCTTACTGAGTCGCCAATGGTGTCCCAATGGGCTTTTGATATAGTCATACTAGTATATATTATAGAGCCTTTTTTACACAAATGTTAATAAATTGTGTATAAGGTTGTGGATAACTAAGAGGTTGATCTTCCCTCTCCCTTTGGATTTCTTCCATTAATTGTGGCTTCTCCATCGGATTGGTTATTTAGCCTTTCTCCATCCCTAGCCCTCTCTGAATTATCTTCTGGCTTAGGGCTAAACGGCTCATCTCCTCCTTCCCTTTGAGGTAGTCCAAGAACAGATCTGGCCTCGTTTGGAAGCATAACCTGAGTCTTGACATATCTTTCTAATATTTGAGATTGAGCAATTTCGTCTGTAAGAGTTAATTCTTTAAACTTTAAAACAAGAACATCTGTTTTTTCTTTAACTATCTTGTTAATAATTTTTTCTAACTCTCTTTGTGCTGGCCTAGATACTTGTTCCTTAAATGTCCGATCTTGCGCTAAGGCTGCTGCAATAGATCCAGAATCTCCCCCACCTATTTTGGACAATGGAACCTGGTGTGCAATTAGTACATCGTCACGATTTTGCTTACGATATTTTTCAAATGAGCCTTCTTGTACACCATTTTCAATTGGCTCCATCTTGAATTCAACTTTATTGCTATCGCTATCTCCAGGCAGTGGTATGTATAGAGTTCTGTGCGACTGCCCCTTAAGTCCCGTCTGCAAAAATCTAAACATCTTATCTTCAGCATCAGCAGATAAACGAGCACCCTTTAGTGTCACAACATAACGAGGAACAGCCTTATTGCTAAAGTAGTCAATGTTATATTGTGACGCTAATTGGTCTCCATGGAGCGAGTTTATTGCCGACATGATATCTGGGACACCATAAAAAGTATTTAAAGGCGAATACTGTTTAAAGTGTATAATCTCATTAGGCCTTGGATCAGACGTAACTGGATTAGCATTCTTTGCCCCAAAATTTCTAAAATATACAACCTTACTTCCAATAATTTGAACATAGCCGTCACGCAATCTGCGTACACGCATTGTTGTTGCTGGAATATGTCCTACATAACCAATTTCTCCACGAGTTGTTCTGCCAATTTCAAGATAACCATTTCCTACAGCCTGAACATCCGTATAAACCTTCATCATTGTGGTTGTAAAAGAATCATCATCATTTAAAGACTCTAGCCATTCATGCATTTCTATTTTTGCACGTTCAATTCTATTTCTTGCTCTATCTACTTGACCCTTATCCTTATTTGACTCAAGCCTTAACATCGTACTTGGAGAAACTTCAAAGTCATACCCAAGGCCAACTATATTTTCAACCTTTGCATCAATTGCTGCGTGGTTAGCAAAAGATGTATCATAATAATTGGCAAGTTCATAAACATTCCACGGTGGAGTTATTACATCAAACAGCCCATAACCATTTCTGTATACAGTTCCAGGATTAATTTCTTTTGACTTAGAATCTCCTATTCCATGCTGCTCTGCCCTTGCGCTATCTAGATAACCTTGAGTTGGATCATTTGGCATTGCCTTTTCAACTAAACGGTTAGTCCTTCTTTTAAAATTATTATCTATGCCAGAGTATGATTTTAATTCTGTCCACGATTTATTAAATGGATCTGATGACTTGAATAAATCTTGTGAATCTGACAATGCATCTATTCTAGCGCCAACTATATATTCTTTTTCTTCTGACATTATTCCTCATCTCCATACTTAGCAATCGTATCTTTTGCTGCCTGTACGGCTCCAAGATCATTCAAATTAGGAATAAGCCCAGCCTTCATTCTATCTACCTGCTCACTGTACTCCTCATCAGTAACTCTTCCCATGCCTGCAAAAAAGTATGCTTCGCCATCTGGCTCTCCATAATATGCTGCTGCCTGCTTTAGTTCTGCGATTCTTGAAAGATCGCCCTTC